GATCGACGATCTCATCAAAACCTTCCAGGGCGGGGACACCATCACGCGCCGATTCGTCGACGGCCTCTTCGGCATCGGCGCCACGGCGAGCGCGGTGCGCTTCGTGAAGCAGGCGGTGGACGATCTTGCCTGGGGCTTCGCGCAGGCGTGGGCGACGATCTCCGCCGGCGGGTGGAACCTGTTCAACACGATCGTGTTGTGGGGCCTGTACATCGTCGCCGGCCCAATCACAGGCGTCGTGCTGGGCTTCTACCGGATCGGCGCTGCCATCGTCGGCCTCGTGCAGCTTGCCGCGTCATCGTTCGGCGGCTTCCAGGCGATGATCGTGGAGGCGATCATCTTCCCGGTGAAGTCGGCCTACAACGCGCTCCTCGACCTCGCGGGGCTGCTGTCCTCGGTGACCGGATGGACCGGCGCGGGCGTCGGAGTGCGCTGGACCAACCCGAACGCCCCAGCCAGCGTGACTGCCGGGGGCGGGGGCGGGCGGGGCGTGCAGCAGCGCAACCAGACGAACATCACGATCAACGCCGGCGCTGCCGGTGCCGAGGAGATCGGCGCCGAGGTCGAGCGCCGCATCTCCGACGCCCACACGCGGCACGTGGACGCGGCACTCGCGTCGATGCCCGGCGGTATCGAGGGGTCGGGCTGGTGACGAACACCACGATCGAGTGGACGTGGACGGGCGCGGTGCCCGGTTTCGGCGCCGAGGGCGAGTCCGCGTCCGTCGAGGTCGATGCCATCGTGCGCGAGCACCCTCGGGCGAAGGCGACCGCGACCGAGCACCCCGTCGAAAGCGGCGTCGCCGTGACCGACCACGTGCGCGCAGGACCTCGCACGCTGAGCCTCGAGGGCGTCATCAGCGACGCTCCGACGCGGGTGCCCGGCACGCACATGGACGGCGTGACCGGAGAGCAGCGGGACGGCGTGCTGACCTTCTCCGCGCCCTTCGACCGCACGCGCCCAATCCGCGACGTCTTCGTGGCGCTGGTCGAGTCGGGCACCCTGGTGACGATCCGCACCGGGTTCGACGTGTACGAGGGCTTCGTGCTCGTGTCCTTCGAGACGCAGCGCGAGGGCCCAGCAGGGGCGCTGGCGTTCACGCTCGACGCGCAGCAGATCCGCATCGTCGAGAGCGAGGTCGTCGAGGCTCCCGCCGAGCTGCGAGCTCGCCGGCATCGGGACCGTGGCGAACAATCGCCGGTGCCAGTACCCGAGGACACCTCAGAAGGTCGTTCGGTGCTCGCCCACGGCGCAGACGACGCGCGAGACTGGTACCAGGGCACGTCGGGCGGCGGCGTCGAGGGGAGCGGCTGGTGATGCTGCTGCGCATCCCCACGTCCACGGACCCGCTCGTGAGCAGCTACGACCAGCGCGTGCAGCTCGACGGGCGGGAGTTCGGCCTGCGCCTGCGCTTCAATTCACGCTCCGGCTTCTGGTTCCTGACTCTCTCCGACGTAGACGGCAACGTGCTCGTGGCGGGCCGCAAGCTGGTCCGCGGCGCTCCGCTCCTGACGCGGTCGCGTGATCCGCGCCTGCCCCTCGGTCTGCTCATGGTCGACGGCCCCACGGACCCGGGCCTCACGGACCTGGCCCTCTACTACCTCGACGCAGCCGGCGTGGCGGAGGCGCTCGCGTGAGGTTCTTCCGCCGAAAGTACGCCCTGACGGTCGACACGATCCGCACGACGGATCTGGACATCGAGTTCAAAGTCGAGCGGACCCTGGGCAAGAGCGCCAACACGGCCGAAATCACGATCTACGGGCTGACCGCGGACCATCGACACCGCCTCTGTGCGCTCCGGCGCGTCGGGGTGCGCCTCGAGGCCGGGTACGAGGACGAGATCGGCCTCATCTTCGCGGGGGACCTGCGCACCGTGGTCGTCGAACGCGAGGGCGCGGACTGGAAGACCAAGCTCACGGGTGACGACGGAGGCCCAGCCATCCGGGGCGCTCGCGTGAACGTCTCGCACGGACCAGGCGCGACCGTCGAGGCGGTCCTGACGGACGCCGCCCGCGCCATGGGCGTCGGCCTCGGCAACGCCATGACCGCCGTGCGCAACGGCAACCTCGAAGGTGCCTGGCAGGTCTTCGTCGAGGGCGTGGTCGCGAGCGGGCCGGCATCGCGCGAGCTGGACGGTCTGCTCGCCAGCACCGGCCACGAGTGGAGCATCCAGAACGGGGCCCTCCAGGTGCTCAGGCGCGGCCAGGCGCTCGGCGGCTTCGCGTACCGACTCTCCCCCGAGACCGGCCTGCTCGACAGCCCCAGCGTTGCCAAGGGCGTCCTGAAGGCCAAGACGCTCATGCTCCCGCAGCTCGGCCCGGGGCAGCCGATCGTCGTGGACTGCGAGACGCTACACGGCGCGTTCCGCGTCACGAAGGTCACGATCAACGGAGACACCGCCGGCGACGACTGGGGCTGTGAGCTCGAGGGCAAGGTGCCGACCGCATGAGCCAGCTCCTCGAGCTCCTCGACGCGGCCCTCGACGCCCGCCTCGTCGACGTGCACACGGCGCTCCCCGGCCGGATCGTGTCCTACGACGCGGAGCACCAGACCGCCGACGTGCAGCCGATGCTGCGCCGCGCCCTGCAAGACCAGGACGGCGAGAAGGTGCTCGAGGCCCTGCCGATCCTCCCGTGCGTCCCGGTGGTCTTTCCGAGGGGCGGTGGGTGCTTCGTCTCGTTCCCGATGGCGGCGGGGGACGGGGGCCTGCTCGTGTTCTCCGAGCGCGCGATCGACCGATGGCGCTCGACCGGCGAGAACGCCGACCCGGGCGACCTGCGCATGCACGGCCTCTCTGGCGCCGCGTTCTTCCCTGGCCTGTACCCGCGCGCGGACGCCCTCGCGGACGCCGACGCGACCGAGATGCGGCTGGGCCGCGACGGTGGCCCGCAAATCGCCGTCACCGGAGCGGGCATCGAGATCGGTGCGGGGGCGACCGAGCACATCGCCCTCGGGGACGTGCTCCAGACCTTCCTGGATGCGTTCCTGACCGGGTTCCTGGCGCACGCTCACCCGTCGAACGGGTCGCCTCCGTCGCCTCTAGTGCCGCCACTCGGACCGTCAGCCCCGACCGTCGCCTCGGCGGCGCACACGGTGGAGCCATGAGCGCGCTACTGCGTCGGGAGTGCAGGTGGGCCATGGACCTGAAGATCGACCCCGAGACGGGCGACCTCGCCCTCGACGACACCGGCGACGTGGCCACCGTCACCGGCGCCGACGCCATCGCGCAGCACATCCGCGTCCGCCTCGGCTTCGTGCGCGGCGAGTGGTTCCTCAACACCCGCGAGGGCGTGCCGTACTTCGAGGAAATCTGGGTCAAGGGCGCCGACCTCGCCCGCGTCAAGCGCGTCCTGCTCGACGCCATCGTGAAGACCCCCGGCGTCGTGGCCTGCCCCGTCTTCGCCCTGACCGACCTCGGCGGGCGCCGATGGTCCCTGTCCTTCGAGGCCGTCGCCGACACGGGTGCGCGTCTCGTCTTCTCCGACTTCGTGGTGGGAGGCTGACGTGGCTGGACTGACCTCGGCTGGATTCGTCCGCAAGACCCTCGAGGAGGTCAAGGCCGAGATGGACGCCGACGTGCGCGCGGACATCTCGACGACCGTGAACACGTCGAGCGCCGGCGTCATCGGGCAGCTCCTCGGCATCGTCGCCTCGCAGCTCTCCGAGCTGTGGGAGCTGGCCGAGGAGGTCTGGGCGGCGGCGTACCCGGACAGCGCGTCCGGCGCGTCCCTCGTCGAGGTCGCGAGCCTCACCGGCACCGTGCCCTCCGCAGGCACCCGCTCGCGCGTGTACGTGACCATCGTCACCGACGCGGACGACGTCACCCTGCCCGCCCTGACGACCGTGGTCAGCGTCGCCGGGTCGCCCACCGTGCGCTTCCGCCTGATCGCGGAGCACACCGTGCTCTTCGCGGGCGGCACGTGGCTGTGGTTCGAGTCCGAGGAGATCGGCGAGATCCATGCGAACGCCGGCACCCTGACTGTGATCGAGACGCCCATCGCTGGGTGGACTGCCGCGTACAACGGGGCCGACGCGGAGCTGGGCGAGGTCGCCGACGACGATGCGGCGCTGCGGCGCAGGCGCTCGCGCGAGCTCGCGGCCCAGGGTGCCAGTCCCGCGGACGCACTCGCAGCCGACCTGCGACGCGTCACCCTCGTGACCAGCGTGACCGTCCTCGAGAACACGCTCGACGTCGCGGACGGCGCGGGGCGGCCCCCGCACAGCTTCGAGGCGCTCGTCCTGGGCGGTGCCGACGCGGACATCGCGGCCGTGATCTGGGCGGACAAGGCCGCGGGCATCGCCAGCGTGGGGACCACCGACGTCACCGTGCTCGACGCCGAGGGCAACGCGCAGACCGTGTCCTTCTCCCGGCCCACCGAGCGCGAGGTCTACATCGACGTGGACGTGGAGATCGACGCGAGCCTGTACCCGAGCGACGGCGACGACCAGATCGCGCAGGCAATCGCGGATTGGGGCGACGCCAACCTCCAGGTCAGCACCGACGTGTACATCTCGCGAGTGAGCGCGTGCGCGTTCGCGGTGGCGGGCGTGGTCAACGTCACCGCGGTGCGGATGGGATTCACCGTCGACCCCGCGGGCACAAGCAACCTGAGCATCGGCGCTCGCGAGATCGCGCGCTTCGACACGGCCCGCATCGTGGTCGCGGAGGTGTAGGGATGGCCTGGTACTTCGACGAGAACAACGCGGGCAGCGCCAACGGCGGCGGCGACGTGATGTTCGATCTCAAGGCTCTTATCCTCGCGCGCGGGGGCACGATCCATCGCTCGGGCGGTGGCACTGGCTCTGGCCTGTACTCCGCGAGCGCCGACGTCTGCACGACGAAGGCGATCATGGCGACCTCGCGCGCGTGGTGGATCATCCTGTACGCGGGTCGGTACTTCTACGCGCAGCGCGGCTCGTACGGGAACTCGTACTGGTGGCTCCGCGTCGGGTACACGGCGCCGACCACCGGTGGCGACGAGGACGACATGCCCACGGCGGCTGACACCCAGGATTGGGACGGCAGCACGAACGCGGGCGCGCTCATCTTCGGCACCGCGAACACGTATCGCTACCACATCGGGGTCGACGACGCGGGCGGAGGGTTCTACGCCTTCGCGCTCACGAACGCGACGGGCGCGGCGGCGGGAGGCATCGTGTTCGATCCGCTCGCTGCGGCCTCGGTGCCAGCAGAGGACACCGATCCTGCTATCTACTACGCGGCGGGCAATTTCTACTTCGGCGACCCGGCCTACCTCTCCGGCATCTCGGATACCTACTCGCCCCGCTCCTGGCACTGCCGTGGCCTCGGCGCGGAGGTGGCGGCCCCGGGCGCGCTCGTGCTCACCGCCGGTGGGTATCCCTACGGCAACTCAACCTCGTTCGTGCGCAATCTAGGAACCAATCCGCACGTGACAGTCGATGATCGGATCGACATCTCTTACGCCCGTCCTGGTGCTGTCTCACAGCCAGGCTGGAAGGGGCGTGGAACGGTGATGCGCTGGGCCGGCGTCGCGCGCAGCAACGGCACCACGATGCGGACGGGCGCGACCATCGATCGTGTGCAGGTGAACGGCATCATCCTGCCCTACGCGAACGCGGAGTGCGCGCTTTAGGCCATGGCGACCTACGACGGCGCGGACAGGGGCGGCGGCGAGGAGCGCGGCATCCTCGTGTCTCCCATCGGCGTCGACCGAGAGTGGATCGTGGTCAGCATGGCGGACACGACACCGCCCGTCATCGACGACGCGGCCTCACCTGACGAAAGCGAGATCGCGCGCAACTCGACCGTGACCCTCCGCGTCACCGACGAGACGGGGTTGCGTCGCGTTGCGGTTTTCGCCCTGTTCGCCAACGGCGACTGGGAGGGCGTCACTGACGGCGTCTCCTTTGCGCCACGCTACGCCGGGTCGCAGCGCAGCGGCACCCCGACCGACTACACGTACCTCTTCCGTCGCGCGGGCGGGTGGCCGTCCGACCCGCTCCTGCGCGTGCTCCCGGTCGACACCTCGGGGAACGAGTCCGCATGACGGACTTTCACTACCACCTGCTCGGTGAGGCACCGGCCACCGTCGAGGAGTCCGACGCCGGCCTGGTCCACGTCACCGACCACGAGACGCGCGGCCTCGCCCGTCTCATCCAGCAGTTCCAGGGCAAGCCGCGAATCGCGTCCCTGCTCCGTGCCCCGCTCGCGCAGGTGCAGGACCTCGAGGACGCGCTGTGGTCGCTGCTCGCCGGGCGCGCCCTGTCCACTGCCGTTGGTGTGCAGCTCGACGGGCTCGGCCAGATCGTCGGCGAGGGCCGCGTCGGGCTCGGCGACGACGACTACCGCGCCCTCATCCGCGCCCGCATCGTCGCGAATCGCAGCGACGGGCAGGGCGACACGCTGCTACGCCTCGCGCGCCTGGTGCTCGGCACGACCGTGACGCTGCGGCTTCGGGAGTACCCGCCCGCGTCCGTGCTCGTCGTCGCCGGCGACCCCTCGGGCGTCATCACCGACTCGCGCGCCGAGATCGTGCGGCGTCTGCTCGCGTTCGCGGCAGCGGGTGGCGTGCGCGTCTTCTTCGGGTGGACCGACGCGCTACCTGTGGCGGCCTTCCTTCTCACCGATGCCGCGATCGTGCCTGACAGCGCGACCGGCCTCGACGACGCAACGGACCTAGGCACGGGCGGCGCGCTCGCCACCGTGGTGGAGTGACAGATGGCCGACCTCCCGAACGACCTCCCCGAGTGGTGCACAGACCCCGACGACGACCCGACCGCGGACATCGTCGCGCCGTCCGCGGGCATCCGCGCCGAGGGCTGGAACCCCGGTGACGGCGTACCCGCGCAGTTCCTCAACTGGTGGCAAAACCTCGTCGGGCAGTGGCTCGTGATGCTGCGTGCGCTGCTGACGAAGAACTGGCGAGAGTCGTACGTCAAGGCCGACGTCGACGGCGACGTGTGGGTGCAGACGTGCTTCGCGTCCTTCGGCGCCGGCATCCATCGATCGGTGCTCATCGGCGCGCACGACTGGACCAACCCGCTCGTCTACTACCGCCTCGGCGCGGAGTGGGCCGTGGCAGGTTCCTACTCGGGGTCGGGCGACTACTACCTCGGCGTGGCGTACGGGGCGGACCTGTTCTGCGCGATCACGCCGGGGGGGCATGCCGAGACGAGCCCCACCGGGAACACGTGGACGGACCGCGGCGCGATGGACGGGATCTCGCCTCGCGCGATCTGCTTCGGCGCTGGCCTGTTCGTCGCGGTGGGTGACCTCGGCGTGATCGAAAACAGCGCGGACGGGATCACGTTCGACAACTGCCTGAACGTCGCCGGCGCGGACTTCCTGGGCGTCGCGTTTCACGGCGCCGCGCTCGGCGTGCAGTTCGTCGCGGTCGGCGAGGCTGGCCGCCTGTACTCCAGCGAGGACGGCGACGCCTGGTCCTCGCGCGCCTCCGGCTTCGGCGCCACGGACATCCGCAGCGTCACGTACGACGCGGTGCACGGCGTCTGGGTCGCGGTGGGCGAGGCCGGCAAGGTCGCGACGTCGACGAACGGGACGGCATGGACCCTCCTGGGTGGCATCGGTGCGCTCGGCCTGACGAACGCCGGGTGCGACGGGCAGGGCACGGTCATCGTGTCGGAGTCGACGGGCCTGCTCTACGTCTCCTACGACGGCGGCGTGTCCTGGGCGAAGGCGTGCCCGGACATCCCGATCACGGCACAGATCGGGAGCGTCGACTACTTCGAGGGGTCGTGGTGGATCGCGGGCAGCAAGGTGCTCCCCACGCCCGGCGCCGCTCTCCTCCAGGGGCTGCAGACATGACCGCCCCGCGCACACGTCGCGCGAAGCGGCGCGCCGAGGACGTCGCCCTCGTCCACCACGCGGGGGCTGTGCGCCGCGTCTGGCTCGTGGCCGCGTTCGCCTCGGGCTTCCTTCTGGCGTCGACGATGGCCCTGCTCGTGGCCGTCCTGCTCGGGGGGGTCGGGTGACCGAGCACCTCATCGCACCGAGCTTCGCGGTCGGCGTCTTAGAGGCCGAGGCCGCGCAGCTCCGCGAGACGACCGGCGACAACCGCATCGCCGTCGCGCTGGAGCGCCTGAACGCGCGCATGGACCAGTTCGAGGTGCGCAAGAGCGACGCCGAGCTGGGCCGCGACATGAAGCGCGGCGCGACGTCGGTGCGCTTCATCCTCGCGGCCGTGGCGGCGATCGTCGTCGCGACCGTCGCCGTGCTGGGGTTTTTGGAGATGCGCGTCGGCGGCATCGTCCGCGCGGCGAACGCCTCGCAGCTCACGCGCCTCGACGTCTCGAAGATGATCGACACGGGGACGCGCGGCTTCGCGCAGCAAGCGATGGTCTACCGACACGATGCGGACATCGGCTACCTGCGCCAGGCCCTTCCACGCATCGAGGCGAAGCAGGACGAGATCCTGGAGCGCCTGCCCCGGAGGTCCCCGTGAAGCAAGAGACGAAGGACGGGTGGCTCTTGTTCGTGTGGGCGACGCTCCTGGCGACGTGCTGCGCGATGGCCTACTGCGAGATGGTGAGCTCGTGACGCCGCCCCCGCTCCACGTCGTCCGAGCGCGTTGCACGTCGTGCCCGCACGAGGCGCACGTCGGCGGGTGCGCGGGCGACAAGGAGACGGGACCGTGCTCGTGCGGCATC